TTGAGATAGGGAGACGGTCACTACGAAACACTAAACCTCGACTATTACTATATGTTATTTCAGGTAATCCATATTGTTTATAACTATAAGACAATAACCTAGAAAGAAATGGATTTGGTGCTTTTGTGTTCGGTAAAGAACATGTATTACTATTACCGTCCCATATAGAACCTTGATTGGCATAGTAACTCGGTATGTTTATTAAAGTCGAAGACATAAATGAATTCCCTTCTATGTTAATTGGAAAATTGTTGTCTAAGAAGGTTGTAGGTTTAAATCCAAATGAATAGTTGTAGTAAAACTGATCAGGATTAGTCGGTGTGGTTGTGGGTCCTTGTGAATATAGATATCCCCCCGTCCCTAAATGACCGGGTTGTAGTATTGTCCCACTATAAACTAAACCACTACTATCTACTGTTGTAGACACATAATCTAATTCATAACTTACATTCTTACCGGCATCCAAATAAAACTGATGTAAGTTACTCGTGAATGATTCATACGGCTGAGTTGGTAACTCTCCTGACTTACCTCCACTTGGGGTATAACCCCTCAGGAAAGAATTATAAAATAAATTGTTTAAAGGGAGATTAAAATTTTGATCAAAAATATGCGGAGTTGCTGTTGTGTAACTGTATGTAGGTCCAGGAATTGGGGCAACTCCGAATGGTGGTTGATTGATAAATGTAATGTCATTCGAAGGTGTTGCTTGAATGGGTATATTCAATTTAAATTGACCTGTAACAACAGCTCCTTCCAATCCCCAACCATCTTTTCCAATAATCCTTGATAAATCATATGTTATCTCCTGTGCCGGAGTGTGAGGATCAACACCTCTAATTAAGAATGCGACCTCCAAGTTTTCCCAATCCTCAATGAATTTCAAAGGAGTTAAGAATTTTGAAACAGAACAATTACATTGTTTATTATCATTCAACCAATCAATAATATCATAATATTCATTTTCTGCGGAATTATCACCAGGTATACTCGATGAATTTTCTTCATACCATTTGTATATTCTCAAATTGATTAATTGTTGGTGTAATAAGAATTCATTAACAAAATTATTTTCAATTACAGGATCATCCCCAATAGTACTATTCAACTGTAATAATTCTGAAACTTTGAATTTTTTAACAACTTGAAAATATTCTATATCGGTAGGATACTCAAAGGTATAGGTCTGATTTGGTATATTTATGTTGAAATTTGCCGAGAGTGATTCGTTATTTTGATCGTTGAAATTTGCATAATTTATTGTTTTTACCACACCAGAACCTATTGTAGGTACAAAATTAGTAGCAAATAAGTTTGGATCATTTGATTGGGTTGGATCTTGAAATACTAATAAACTTCCTTGGATTATTTCTTGATTTGGTTCGATCAAAATAGGTACGACATAATCATAAAACGGTTCGTTACTCGGATATTCTTGTTTGTTTACTTCTATTTTGACCCTATTTATTCCATTCCAATCTTGATGAAAATATAGTGATCTGTTTGAAAAATAATTTAACTTTTGTGCAAAAGTCATTGAGTGAGTCCATACAATTGTGTTTGCAACTATATTAATTTCATTTTGGAGGACATCATTATCACTGAGAAACTCTTCATCCTCAAACTCAATGGTCGCGCCAATTTCTTTTTTATTATTGAATGGAGTTGGGACTCTAGCACTTTTACTAGTAATAGGATCTCCAGCCATTAAGTTTTTTATAATAGTTCCAAGTGTATTGGTATCAATATACGGTTGATTAACGATGAGGTGAAATTCTTGATTATTCAAAACACCACCTCCTCGGTCATAAAGTTGAGAACCCGTAGAACACCCTATTTCATCAAGATTAATTAAATCATCTATGAATTGAGTTATTTCATTTTGGTCACCATATGTGTTAGGAAAATTTAAATCAACTAAAATAGAATTACCAGAATCTAATTCACTATACTCCTCCAAAATATCACCAGGTGATTGGTCTTGCGGAGCACCATCCTCCGCTGAACAATCACATGTTGTACAGTCAGGGTATGTCAACATAGGTAATGATATTATAATTGGTGACTCAAATGAACATTCTTCGCTTCCACATCCAGTGCAAAATCCAGGACAATTAATATTAACGTTAATTAGATCACCCACTCGTTTAAGTGCACAAATAACAAAACAAATAGAAGCAACAATGGTAAATAATATGTGACCAATATAGATCAGAATCCAAATTATAGGAGATAAAATACCCAATAATATTTGTAACAGAAAGAAAAGAAAATCAAAATCTTTGTGACCATCATTCGTAGGAAACTTATTAACTTCAGACTCACAGGTCCTATCCAATATCTTTTTTATACCCGTAAACTTATCCTTTACATTTGCCGACTTGTATTGATCAATCAGATTACTTACGGTATATACTTTGTTATATACCATATTATAGAAGTAATCCTGACAATTGATTGCGATATCTTTATCAGGATAATCACCCCAACTCAAACTGAAAGAATATGACTTTTGGAATAGTATATTTTGATTTGTATTTTCATTCAAAAAGGCAGGATCTTGACTACCACCCGAATCCCAACCGTATTCTCGGATATTCGGAACCAAAAAGTCAGCTCTCTGAAGAACATCACTAAATTTTTGATTTGTATCGTATTCAATTTTGAATCTATATTTACCCTCAGTAGGAATACCAACTGTTGGATCATTAGAAAGAACTTGTTCTCCGAATTCATTTGTAGTTACAAAATTCAAATTCATTGGAACCTCCACAAGCCAAGAGCCGTCTTCATTGATTACTCTACCACCATTTTCTAAATTAAATTGTTCAAGAACGGGATCCCCATTTTCGTCCACACCTTCCGTTTGTCTTATGGATAGGATTCGTCCTGGTGATGTTTGACTAGCACATAAATCACCAAGTTTTGGCTTGACCTTACAAGGTTTATTTCCACTTCCTTGATCTTTGATATAGTCAGTATTGGATGAGGAGAATGTGGATCCCATAAAAACAGAATGAGGTGTTATAGTAATCCCCAAATCTCTCAAATCAAAATCCGCTCGAGCGATACCAATCTGGCATATTTCATTATTTCCCCAAAATGGACTTACATTTACACTTCTTACAAAGTTCACAATTTGCGGTAAACTTTCTAAATCCGTGGAGCTCTTGTATCTACCACCTTCGAACTGACCTTCAGATGCTCTTCCGATTCTTATCAAATCGGATGGCGATAAAGAAAAACAACCCATATCTGATAAGTCCAAATCCACATTCAAAGCAACTTCACCTACAGGAACCCCAACAATCATAAAGTCACCACTTTCATTTGTTTTAGTCGTAAACTTATAGTAGTTATCATAAACCTCAATAACCTCCGATCTTGTCAAAACATCGTTTGCTGATGGAAATGATCCTGTTGCTGCGTGACCCGGATAACTTGGTTCATAAGGTAATAGATTATACCTAAATCCGTCTTCATTTTTGGTGGATAAATCTCTATATGGGTATAGTGTTGATATTAAAGGATTTAAAGAATCAATATCAGATAGAGGTATAAAAACTGATACTCTTGCATTTGGAACCCCATAACCTTTGTTGACAATAACTCTACCCGCAATCACACCATAGTCCGAACAATTTCGGTCATAGACATCACTTTGTCTTAACTTTAAAGAAAGTATTTCTAAATAATCAAAATCTTGGTTGAGTTCGAGTTGAATTTGTTGATCAACACCTACTTCAGTTCTTATTCTAAAACTTTTTGACATAAGTCGGGCATTTTTTTATAAATACGGAATTTCGTATTTTATAAAATAATCATATACCAAGAAAAATCATTAGGAGATATTGACTCCTGAGAAATTTTTTGTAGATACCAAAATATCTTTACTCGGGAACCTCACTTGGCACATCTGATTTGGTTGAGCGAAGATTGTTTGATCAATCAATTGAATTTGTTTTGTGGTCTCATCAGAATATGGTTGACTGATAGGATCTGATGAGTATTGACCACCCAACATATTAAACACATCTATTGATGTGACAGTAATGACACCTGCAACATTTTGAATCAAACTATTGAGTTCGGCGATGAAGACATCTTGACCCATCACTCGGTTGATAGGATCCATATATGTTGAAATGGTGTTAACTATATTTGTTATTACTTCTCCCTGATTTTGAACAGCATCCAATACAACTTGAACTTGAAACTTTAGGTCAATTACTTGTCCACTTTCAATATAAATGTAGTCATTTATCATTCTATAGTTTGAAAGATAATTCGCCACATTTTGTTTGATGGTATTTGAAACTATCGGAGTAAGTTTTCCGTCTGCATCATAAGACAACATTTGAATTTTGATTTTGTTGTCTTCTTCAGTAATATTAACTTTTGCCGGTGCACCAAATTGTCCTGGCATCGTTTGAATCAAAGACTGATAGTCGTTGATTGTGACTGCTCTCTTTTGAGCTGCGAAGTTGAACGCTACAAAGTTTCTTGCCTCTTCCAAAGTTGGTTTGTCAGCACCTCCAACCGCAGCGACGGGGTTGGTAACCCTCAAAGATCCTTTTACTTGGTTATTGATAATGCTTGATGGTCCGTTGATTGAGAAATCAACCGTACCGACTTGTGTAATTACATTTGTTCCCAAGTTTGTTCCTTTACCACCACCCACACGATATTGAATGAATAAAGTTGTGTTTGGTTTCAGTGTTGCACCAAGAGAAAAATTGTTACTCAAGGTTTGAATATTCGGTAAGACACCTGTATTGGAAAAACTGTTTAGAAGTTCTTGTGATGAAGTAGTACCACCTCCAAAAGTCATTTTTAAAAACCCTTCGGGTGTAAATTCAGTGATAAATCTATTGTTTGTTTGAATATATTTTCCAACCTTAACACCCGGTTTGTCACTTGGCTTTGTAGAATCTTCCACAAATACACGATCTTCAGCCAATGCGTATACCTCATACCATTTATCAGACGATGAAATAAATTCCGCGTTTGATGGTACATTTGCATAGTTTGTACCATCTTTTTGAATTACGGAAGTAACCCCCAACACATTTCTTTCAGGTAAAAATATGTTTAAAAATGGTCTTGAATCGGCAGGTGTTACGACTTTTTTGAATACTTTTGTAATACCATTGATGACGGGTTCTCTTTTGGTGATTGTATAGTTAATAAGGACATTGTTTGCGTCAAAGTTAGGTATTTTTGTTCGGTTATTAAAACCTTGTGTATTATATTGTGAAGAGAAATCACAATCATAAATCAATTCAAAAGTTTGACCACCACCGATTACCTGACTTCCTCTCCTTAGAACACCCAAATATCTTTCGTCTTCTTTATCACCAAAAGCAGGAACGGTAATTGAAATATCCGCAACCGCAACTGAAGGTCTATTACCCGGAATCTTCAATCCATATGTTCTTGCAATATTGAAAACAGAAGATTTTTGTTGAGCGTATTGTAGTACAGTTTCTTGTATACTACGGTCAATTTGATAGTTTAAGTTATCCGCAATACCCGCATTGAGATCCAATAATACTGAGAAAATGGATGCGTCATTGAAGTTATCAATAACATCGGGATAATATTGTCTAACATAATTAATGAGGTCTGATCTCACCGCCTCAAAATCCCTACTTGTATATGGTATTCTACTATTTGCCATTTTAGATATTAAGTATTACGAAATCTTTTGTTTCAAATGCGTCTGAGGTTATGGTGAAAGAAATTTTGACTTTCGCAGTGTATTCTTGAACACCCTGTCCGGCCGTTCTATAAATATCAAATATTTTATATTCAGGTTGGTCACTTACATATTCTCCGTTAGCAAATGTTTCAGTATCCTGCCAAAGAGGAATAATTTCAATATTGTCAATTCTCAAGTTTGGGATGTAAGTGTCCACAGCTTGTTGAATTTCTGCTCTAATAGCCCCAAATGTTGGCCCATCCAAAGGTTCAAAAATATATTCATATAACCTTGTTCCAAAATCTGGAAGAAAATATCTTGATCCCTTCCTTGTGAGAAGAAGATGGATGAGGTTGGATCTAATTTCCTGTTCGGGAGTTTCAGTCAGCGCCAAATAGTCACCTTTGAGTGAATCTCTAAAAGGAAATGCTATACCATAAGTTTTTCCGTTTGCCATTACAGATAAATATAGTATAGTAAATTTTTATAAATAAAAAACCCCTACCACTATGTGGTAATTTACGTATAACAAAACTCTACTTTTAATTTAACATTAGTCCAAAAAGAATTATTCCTATCCATATATTGATACAACAGAAATATAGACGATATTCTATGTGCCCCATCTTGTATCTTATCATCTATAACTACAATAGGTGGTAAGATTTCCAAAGATTGAGGATTATTCTTCATATAGTTAGCATACTCTATTACCTTTTTTGTTACACCCCATGAATAATCTTTATTCATTATATCTTCCACAACTTCTTTATAATATGGTATATCTTTTATTCTTCCATCCAAAATTTCATCTATGGTAAGATAATCTACTCTACAATCCATATTATCTTTTTGTTCTTGTGATATTGGTTCACCTGATGATTCACCTGGTTGTGGAACATTAAATTCTTCCTTTAATATTCTTTTAATTAATTGTCTCATGAAAAATAAATATTATTAGAAATAAAAAACTCCAACACTTGGTTGGAGTTTTATTTGTTATGCTGAACAAGTCAAACAGTCGGGATCATCTATTGAACATACTTTTGACATCATCTCGGTTGTGATTTCATCAGGAATATTTACCTGTGTTACAGGAACCGATTGTATCAAATAATCTTCATTGATTTTTATTTCATTCATATCAACTCCGAGTCCTTTAAGTGCCGAAGCTTTAGCTTTGGTTCTCAAATAATACATACCCGTCTTTAGTCCAAGTCCCCAACCGTAGAAATGTGCTGAAGAAAGTTTTGAGTGAGTAACATCTTTCATAAACATATTGAGAGATTGTGATTGATCAATGAAGATCGCTCTGTCTCTTGCCATATCAAGAAGATTTTTACCTTTCATCTCCCAAACTGTCTTGTAAGTTTCTTTGATGTGGTCAGGAATTTCGTTGATATTTTGAATTGATCCTTCCTCAGCAAAAAGTTTAACTCGGATTTCATTGTTCCATAGACCGAGATCAACCAAGTCCTCTACAAGATATTTGTTGATTACAACATATTCACCTGAAAGGGTATTTCTCTTATAGAGGTTGGAGGTGAAGGGTTCAAAACATTCGTTGTTTCCAAGAATCTGTGCTGTAGATGCGGTTGGCATCGGTGCCAACAACAATGAGTTTCTCAATCCTTTTTCGATAATAGATGTCTTCAACTTATCCCAATCCCATCTTCCTGATAGATCATCACCTTCATTGATATTCCACATATCAAATTGTAAAATACCTTTTGAAGCCGGTGATCCTTTGAATGATTCATATGATCCGTGTTGAATTGCCAAGTCATTAGACGCCGACAACGCCGCATAATACATCGTTTCAAAGATTTCCTTGTTGAGGGTCTTCGCCTCATCCGATTCAAACGCATAACCCAACATAGCGAATGTGTCAGCCAATCCTTGAACACCCAATCCAATAGGACGATGTTTCATATTGGATGTTTTGGTTTCAGGTGTTGGGTAATAGTTGATATCAATCACCTGATTGAGGTTGATGGTCGCTTGGTAAGTAACATCAAACAACTTATCAAAGTCAAAGGTTCTGAATCTTTTATTACGACTCCTAACTTTACCAGTAGGAATTTCCACCATCTTGGGAAGAGCGATAGATGCCAAGTTACAAACCGCTGTTTCGTTTTTGTCCGTATATTCAAGAATTTCGGTACACA